ATGGCAACAATCAAATTTTATTTAGACACGCGTCGAGAAAAGAAGGATGGTTTGTTTCCGATAAAACTAAACGTCCATAATAAAGGAACATTTTTTCTCTCTACAGGATATTCTGCCACACGGGAAAAATGGAATGGGGTTGAATTCACCAATAAAGAGGTTAATTATAAAACAAAGAATGCTGCGTTACGCAAAATGATTAGCGATATGGAGAACGCTATTTTCCGTCTTGAGCTGGATGGGAAGTTAAGAGAGTTGTCCGATAAAGCATTAAAAATCATCATTGAAAAATACTTGCCAGGTGCGAGGTCGGAGAAGGTAAAGTACTTCGTGGATTATATAGCTGACTTCATAGAACTAAAGGAAAAGGCCGGAACTAAACAAGTTTATGCTTCTACGCTTAATAAAATAGTTCAATTTGATGCTACATGTACTTTTGATACAATGGATATTGATTGGTTGAGGCGCTTTGAAAAACACATGAGAGACTCTGGTATGAAAGTTAACGCCTACGCTTTGCATTTTCGAAACATACGATCTGTATTTAACTATGCTATTGATAATGATCTTACCACCCTATATCCATTCCGTAAATTCAGGATAAAAAAAGAGGAAACATTAAAAAGGTCGTTGACTGCGGAGCAAGTTGCGTTATTGCGTGATTACGATTGTGAAGATTACCAGAAACGCTATCGAGATATATTTATGCTAATGATATATCTTATTGGTATTAACGCGGTTGACCTGTTTAATTTAAAGAAAATAATTAATGGAAGAATAGAATATCATAGAGCTAAAACAGGCAAGCTTTATTCTATAAAATTAGAACCAGAAGCGATAGAAATCATTGATAGATACAAAGGAAAAGGTTGGTTGTTAAATGTGCTTGATGAGTATGGCAATTACAAAGACTTCCTTCACCGGATGGGGGTTGGGCTCAAACAGATAGGTCCGGTCGTTCGTACAGGTCTGGGGGGAAAGAAAAACCGAGAGCCGCTATTCCCGGAAATATCCAGCTATTGGGCGCGCCATACATGGGCTACTATTGCCGCTGAGCTAGACATCCCCAAGGAAACTATTTCTGCTGCGTTAGGGCATGAGATAGGCTCAGAAGTGACATCTATCTATATTAAGTTTGATCGTAAGAAAGTTGATGAGGCTAATCGAAAAGTTATTGATTATTTGAATGGAATAAAATAGTAAAAAGATTCCCGAATGAAATATTAGACACCTATGTCCATTGACTTCTTTGTAAGCTCTTTTTGATAGGTGTATCTGTTTCTTTATATAATTGCTATTGTTTTGAATCATATTATTGTTTACGTTTAATTTTCCCCCATATGATTTCCATGGGGGATGGTGTTATTCTGCTTTTGGTATATTTATCTGATGAGCAGCAGCAATGGAAGCATTCTCCGTTCCGGGGACATTTTGCTCTTTGGGAGCGAAAGGTTGTAGCTCCTGCTCAAGTCTCCCTATCTTATATGCTTGCTCTTTAATGATTTCATCTTTTTCTGCTATTGCTCTTCTATATTCTTCAAACGGAATCATTAATGTAGAAGAATCAGGTGGTACTACTGTTTGATTATTTTTTGCTGAGGTTATAATCATATCTCCTATGTCACGAAATAACCATTCTGCGGATAAATCACCATATAAAAGAAGAAATTCTTTTGCTCTATCTGATGTTACACTCTTAGCTTTAGTAAAAGCTCCAACTCCCCATCCAAGTTTTCGTTCCGCCGCAGTAGGCGTAATTCCCTTACATTCAAGGTATTTCTGAATTTTTTCTTTGATTGTCATTGTATAATATGTTAATATTGGTAAAACAAAGGAATATATTCCTTTAAAACAGTCGTTTTTAAAAGAATATATTCTTTATATTTGCATCATCAAACAAATAAAAATGGTTTTGTTTGACAAAACAAAAAATAACAATAAGCAAAAATAGTAATTAAAAATTAAAATCAAGCAATTATGGCAAAAACATTGACATTAAAAAAGGGATCAGTGGTAACGTTGGCAAGATTATTCGAGTGTACAGAACAGACTATTCGAAATGCCGCGCGTGGTGTTACGTCTGGAGAAGAAGCGGAACGAATCCGAGTTGAGGCGGTAAAGCAAGGTTTCGCTATTAAGGAAAAACCTATTTCGATGGAAGAATACAATCGTTATTACAAAGAGAATTGATTATAGGAACTTTCTATGAATAGAGTTTGTGTCATACTAGATTATACATTTATTTCATGTGATGTTGTAGTCTTTTCCTGTTATCAAATATAAAGTTATAATTATGAATCAGACATTTATGATGTGAAAATATAAAATGGACTTGCATGAAAAATAAAGAAAAAAGCAGAGTCTGTAGTTTTAAGCAGAAATTTATTATCTGCAATCGAAGGAGAAATTGAAGTGCAACTTTTACAATTCGCGACCGGAAATGAATTATGAACATTCAGAGGATATAGGAATTACCTTAGACATGAATGAAGCTTTAAAGCTCCGGCATTATCTAAATAGTCTTGATTTTAAATAAATAAAATTATGGCAAGATCTAGAATACAGACAAAAGTTGAGGCTGTGCCTAAACGGTGGCTCAACAAACAAGAGGCTATGGCCTATCTAGGGGTAGGTGAAGATTACCTTGCAAGATTAAGAAATGAAGCTAAAATATCATTTTCGCAGGAAGGTAGAATGATTTGGTATGACCTTTCAAGTATAGATCGCTTTGTCTTAAAGAATAAAGTTGTATAAGTTCTGATTGGTAAAGAATATAGGTAAAAGAAGAAAATAGTACAATGAAAAGAAGATTTCCCAAGGAAGTAGCGAGATTTTTCAATCCGCACAAATCATTTAGCAAAAGAGGTACTCATCAATATGAGAAGTCCAAAGAATCAAGTTATGTCATAGCCTATAATGGCGGAGGAACTGCCAGGAAGGTGATGGACGAAAATGGTAAAATAACCTATGAATAAAATCGTATGGCAATGCACATGTTTTTTGAAGTCCGTATCCGTTACGAAAAGACGATGGAGAACGGGCAAAACAAAAAGGTCAATGAACCTTATCTGGTCGACGCTCTCAGTTTTACAGAAGCGGAAGCTCGAATTATTAACGAAATGACTCCCTTTATCTCTGGTGATTTCAAGGTAAAGGCAGTCAAGGAAGCAAACTTCTCAGAGATTTTCTTTTCCAATGAAGAGAGTGCTGATGCCTACTTTAAGGCAAGACTGGCATATGTAACTCTCGACGAACATTCCGGCGCGGAAAAGAAAACCTATACGAATGTCTTAGTACAAGCTGCCGATCTACGCGATGCCGTAAAGAAGCTGGATGAAGGCATGAAAGGCACGATGGCTGACTACAAAATCGTCTCGATTGCCGAGGCTAAGATCATGGACGTTTACCTATATAAGCCGGAGGAGGAGAAGTAATGAAATTAACACAATTTATCATATCAATCCTCCTTGTAGTCTGCGCTATTGGTATGCTGATCGGGGCTGTGGTGAATCCCAGTCCTATGCAGGTGTTGTCTATTATCGGTGTCCTTATCATCTGTATTTTATGTTTTGTAATGACTAGGACGGCTTATAAGGAGCTGGTAAGTAAAAACAATTAGATCGGTATGAGTAAGTGTATTAAACTCTTAGCAATACTGATATTGGGATTAGCTATTGGTAATAGAGTATTCAATCATCTACACGCATGGATGGGCGTTTTAATAATCACGGCTACAATAATATTCATTATTTACAAACTTGTTAAACTATTTAGAAATGAAAAAACTGATTAATCTTATGATGGTCTGTATGACTTTAATCGTATTTGCTTCATGCGAAAGAGTTGCTCCTAATTATGCTGGTGTTTTAATGGAAAATTACGGTAAACAAGGCAAGGAGGACTTCAAAGTAGTGTCTGGTAGAGTATCTACCTGGGAATGGGGCACAGAACTTTTTCAAGTTCCTTTATTTGACCAGCGTGGAGAGTTTTCTGATCCAGTAACACTGAAGGCTGCTGATAATACAGAATTCAATGCTCGTCCTTCTTATTCTTATAAAGTGATCAAGAATCGTGCTATTGATGTTGTCTTTGACAATAAACATATTGATAAAGCCGATACGGATTTAGGTAAAGATGGATTCATGCAATCATTAGAAGATAATATTCTGGAACCGCGTATTTATGACCTTATCAAAGAAGAAAGTCGGAAGCATAAGACAGACAGCCTGATGGCCGATGGCGGATCATTGATCTTCGAAAAACGACTGGAACAGATAGTGGACAAAGAATTTGAGAAAAGAGGTCTTCAATTACTTACTTTTTCGGCACAATTAGAATTTTCAAAAGCTGTTCGCGAGAAGATTGATAGTCGTAATGAGGTAAACACCAATATCTCGGTTTTAGATCAGCAGATTGCAGAACAGAAGAAACGCAATGAACTGGAGAGATTGAAAACCGAACAAGCATTGATTACTTCCCAAGGTCTTACTAAAGAAATCTTATATAAGCAGTTTATAGACAAATGGGATGGAAAGACTCCTCTTTACGGAATTGCGCCGGAATTTTTGAAATTAACGAAATAAGATAATAGTGTAGTTATGAGACTAGAAGAATTTATAATCCCACCGGAATGCACCCGTATTTCGATCAAAACAGAAGATAAAAAGATAGTCATATTATTCGAACCTGAGACCCCAAACATTTTCTTCTGCGATGAAACCGAACGGACAGAGGAGGAACCGCGCATAGGCCAATTGGCGATTATGTGGGAAAAGAACCGAAGAGAGGCTATTATCTCAAGGGTAGAGGATATAGACTACACGGACTTTACCTACAAAGCGAAAAACCAGGAATGGTACGAACGTGCGATCCGCTTCCGTGACGAAGAGCAGTATAATAAAATCCTATTTTATAACGATGCTGGGAAAAACGAAGTATCAAAAGTCCAAGCCAAAAAAGGCTAGCTTAACAGCTAAGTTAGATAAGGTATTCAGCGAATATATCCGGTTACGTGACACAAGAGAGGACGGGACCTTTACCTGTATATCTTGTAACCGGATATTGCCCTACGATCAGGCGGACTGCGGTCACTATATCAACAGGAAGCATATGTCTACCCGCTTCAGCGAAAAGAATTGCAATGCTCAATGTCGCTCCTGTAACCGCTTCGATGAAGGCAACATCCAAGGCTATCGTCGTGGACTTGTAGCCAAATATGGCGAACCTGTAGTGGTCATGCTGGAATCAATGAAAAATCAGATCAATAAAATATCTGAATTTGAATACAATACTATGATTGATCACTATCGTAAGGAGGTCAAACGCTTAAAACGAGAGAAAGGAATATGAGTAAAGAAACCTATAAGAAAGTCAAATGCGACTGTCGTAACTGTCAGCGTGCCGGTCCTGTGGAAAACTTCATGGTTGTCTGTCCCAAACACAGATATAAGAAATCCGTAGGAGTAAGGTTATGTGAGTATTTTAAACCAAAAGATGTTCGACAAGATAATAATGAAAGCGACCGTTGACACCGAGGATATTGATACCATCGTCTTACGTAACTATTTGGAACAGTGTACGGAAGGTGATGAAGTCTATTATAAATCTACTGCCTACGCGAACTTCGACGGATGCTTTATTGAACTCAGAGGAAATAAATTGAAATGTAAATGCTCTATCTGCAAGCTGTACAGCAAAGGAAAAAACGGCAAACTGGATAACAGTAGACCAATGACCTTCGTAATGGCGGTCCGGACAATCAAGGAGCTTCTTCTTCGCTTGTGCGTAAGAATGGAGAATGCAGTAGTGACATATTACGAAATTGGCATCACGATGAAGATGTTCCACTCCGCAGATTGCTATATCCGGCAGATGCAGGAGATATCGGACAGAATACTTTGGAATGATGCTAATTTTCCGGAATACCGGCAGAAAACAACAGAGAAGAGCAAGTATTTCCGCAAAGTTCTAAAGGTCTATGATAAATCATTCGAAGCAGGTGAGAAAGGGCGGAAGGTAGGTGACAATATACTTCGGATAGAAACGGTTTACAGGCATCAATCTGTATCAATGCTTGAATTTACTGATTACTTCTTCCTGTCCAAGATGGGGAGAATATTCTACAAGGACTGGTCAGAGATATGCTTTGTGAGAGAATTGTCTGCGACAAAGGGCGTAAAGATATCCCAGCTTGAAAAAGCCAGGGGGATCCATCGGCTCGGAACAACGAGATATAAGGAACGCTACAAGCAAATGTTCCTTGATGGAAAGCTGACCAAAAAACAATGGGAGACGATTCGCAACTTTGCGAAAGCGTGGCCGGCTGAGCGTGAGAAATACGTGGAAGAGGTCGGTGAGCTTGAGAAGGAATTCAAGGATCGTCTATTGTCTGATTTCCAGATTGGGATTTTTACACCCGTTCGCAGAAAGTTATAACATTCTGATTATCAATATTTTATATAAAACAGAAAAAGCACCATATGGTGCACGATTAAAACATTGGTTATCAAGTAAATAAGAAAATAAAGAATCGAAATTAACAATTTACGGCAACTTGTCCTATACTGCCCGCAGGGTAGTTGGGTAGCAACTTAAGAGGGCAGTTAATTTTAAATGATAACTAAAAACGAAAACTATGTCATATAAAGCTTCAGGCGTAATTATTGCGGTAATGCCTACCGCACATGGAACAACAAGAAACGGAAAGGATTGGGAAAAGCAGGAATGTGTGTTGGAGATGTCAGACAAGTACCACACCAAAATGAAGTTCTCAATTTACTCATGGGATGGACCCATCGAGACTCCCCTTAAGACAGGAGACAGTGTTGAGATATCCTTCATGGTAGAAGCAAGGGAGTCAAAAGGAAACTGGTTTAATGAAGTAAAGGCTTATTGTGTTGAACATCAAAAACGATGAAGATTCAAGGCTATCCATTGATTTGTAGTGGAATTCATTACACCGGTTATCATCTAAAAGCAATGTGTAAAGAATGCCCACTATACTCAAGGAAAAAGCAGCCATTTCATAAGTCATGGCACATAAGTGGAATCGAAAAATGTATAATCAACTATGTTAGTAGGAACAACAAATCTTAATACGACTCTCAACCTGACGTATGTGTTGACAGATGTC